TAGTTTACAAATACATTCTACTACAATACAAGGAATGTATATAACAATTTCACTATATCCTGGGTTTCCACTAGTTCCACCAGCACCTGGAGTACTATTTTGGACAGGTTGGACAATACCATAAAATTAAAGAAGATATATTTATATTAAGAACAATAGATTTTAAAATGAACAACAAACAATTAATAAAAGTAATAAAGACTCTTGTTGAGGTAGAAACTGCCAAACAACAAGAACGTTTTTTATCTAAAACTTTTCCAAAGATATTGGAAGAGGAAGTAAATAAAAGATTAGCAGAGGTGAAGGGAGGTGTAGTCAGCGTTCCCTCTCCGCAGGTAGTTCAAGAGGATGTAATAGACCCATTTGAACAAGCAGAACTTGCACTTGAGGAACAAAGACAAACACCAACAAAAAAACTTTCAAACAATCCTATATTGAATGAAGTTTTAAATAATACAAAGCCTTTTTCAAAAGAACAAAGAAGCTCAACACCAGGTGGAGGTAAATCAGTATTAGATAATCTACCACAACAACAACCAATCCAAGAGAGTATGGATAAAACTGTTGAGTTTACTTCTTTAGGAGCTGGAGCTGGCGTTGGAGGATTAAAAACTCAGATGGCTCATAAAATGGGATATGGTGATGTTGCAACAAAACCAAATAAAACAGGACTTGGTGTACGAACAGGATTACCTGGTCTTGATAAAATATTAAATAGAGATAATTCTACACTTGTAAAGAAATTTAAAACAAGGTAAGGGGTAAAAAATGGCATTTATATTAGATAAAAAAGTAGTAAAGGATACAAAATCATTTAATGATTTTGCATATGGAATTACTTTGCCTGTAAAAAATGGAAATACTGGTTTCTTTGAATCAGCCTTTTCATCATACGAGCAAGCAAAATCTAATTTAAAAAATTTACTATTAACTAAAAAAGGTGAAAGAGTAATGCAACCAAACTTCGGAACAGGATTATCATCATTACTATTTGAACAAATGGATGATAGTTTTGAAGAAAGGTTAAAAGAAACTATTACTAATAGTGTTAACTTTTGGTTACCTTATATATCAATTGAAGAAATTGATGTAAATATGACAGATGAGATGAAAGATAAAAACACAGCAGAACTTAAATTATCATTCACAGTAGGTAATCAAATAGAAACACAAGAAGTAACATTCACAGTAGAGGGGTAACGTATGGCATTAAATTCAGCAAATTTTAAAAGTAATAATGGTAGGGATATAAAGTATCTCAATAAAGATTTTTCTCAATTCAGAAATAATATTATTGAGTATGCTAAATCATACTTCCCAAAAACTTATTCTGATTTTAACGAATCTTCACCTGGTATGATGTTCATTGAAATGGCATCTTTTATTGGAGATTCTCTATCTTACTATACAGATGACACATTGAAAGAATCAATGATGTTATATGCTCAAGATGAAGAAAATGTATTAGCATTAGCAAAATACCTAGGATATCAACCAAAGGTAACATATCCTGCACTAACTAAATTATCTATATATCAACTTGTACCATCTAAATCTATTGGTGAGGGTAAAGTTGAACCTGATTACTCATATGCGTTAAGAATAAAACAAGGAATGGTAATCGAATCAAAAGAAGGAGTAACATTTAGAACAAGTGAAGCTATAGATTTCAATGATGATAGTGAAAGAGAAGTTAGTGTGTATCGAAGAGTTGATGGTACTAATGAGCCGGCTCAATATTTAATCAAGAAAAAAGTTAATGCAATATCTGCTAGAATCAAAGAAGTTGAAGTACAATTCGGTTCAGCTCAAGATTTTTCAAAAATACAAATTGCAGATAAAAATGTAATAGATATATTTGATGTACGAGATTCTAATGGAAACAAATGGTATCAAGTTCCTTATTTGGCACAAGAGATGGTTTATGTTGATTACCCAAATACAGAACAATATGATAAAGATTTAAAACAACATTCTGCTTCAGTACCAAGTGTTTTAAAATTATTAAAAACTTCAAGAAGGTTTACAACACAAGTAAATGCAGATAATACAACTACAATTATATTTGGTGGAGGTACTGCAACAAACGATGAAACACTAATACCAAATTTTAAAAATGTTGGGTTAGGGTTACAATCATCAATAGATAAATTAGGAGCTTCATTTGACCCAGCTAATTTCTTAAAAACTAAATCATATGGTCAAGCACCTTCAAATACAACACTAACAGTTAGATACTTAATTGGAGGAGGAGTTGAATCGAATGTAAAAAAAGGAGATTTAACTAGTATTACACAAATTCAATATGATGATGATTCTACATTGTTTACACCAACTGAACTAAAACTATATAATAAAGGTAAACAATCAGTTGCTGTAGAAAACGAAGTACCTGCTACAGGTGGTAGAGGTGCAGAAACGATTGAAGAAATTAGAGAAAACTCACTTGCAAACTTTGGTTCACAAAACAGAGCAGTAACAAGAAAAGATTATCAAGTAAGAGCACTTTCTATGCCAGCTAAATTTGGTGGAATTGCAAAAGCATATTGTGCACCAGATGGAGAACTTGATAATAACTCACCAACATCAATATTATCTAATCCTGATTCATTGGAAGAGTTTACAAGTTTAGTAACAGGACTTGGAGAAAGAAAGTTATCTCAACAAGAAATAAAAAATGAAGTAAAAAAGTTTTTATCTAGTAAAACAAATAATCAAACTGAAAAAAACAATCCATTTGCAATTAACTTATATATTCTTGGATATAATTCTAATAAGAATTTGGAAAGATTAACAAGTAATACTGCAATCAAACAAAACTTAAAAACATATCTAGGAGAATACAGAATGTTAACCGATGGTGTTAATATTATAGATGGTTATATAATCAACATAGGTGTTGATTTTGAAATTAGAGTTTATGGTGGATATAACAAAAGAGAAGTTCTTACTAAGTGTATAGGTGAACTTAAAGAATATTTTAATATCGATAATTGGACTTTCAATATGGCAATTAATATATCTGAAATAGAATTATTATTGGCAGGAGTAGAGGGAGTACAATCAGTACCTAAATGTGAAATTACTAATAAATGTAATGGAAGTTACTCTACAAATTCATATAATATATCACAAGCAACAAAAGGTAAGATGGTATATCCATCAGTAGACCCTTCTGTGTTTGAGATTAAATTTCCAAACAAGGATATAAAAGGGAGGGTTGTATAATGTATTATTTCGTAACAGCATCAAAAGATTCAACAATTTATTTACAACAACCTACTCAAAATACAGGTAGGGATGAGATATTAGAAATATCTAAAACTTATTATGGTAACTTAAAAGATGTAGCTCATACGTTAATTAAAATAGATACCACTCCATTATCTGCTTCTATTGCAAGTGGTGAAGTAACAATGAGTTCGGCTCATTTAATACTTAACGAAAGCGAAGGAAGTGAAATTCCTACTGATTATACAATTTATGCATATCCTATTTCTCAATCTTGGGATGTGGGAATCGGAACACGATTTGATGATATATCAACTGATGGATGTAGTTGGAACAAAAGAACAACAACTACTAATTGGTTAGGAAATGGATTTGCAAGTGGAACGACTGGTTCGTTTAATGGAAAGGGAGGAACTTGGTACACAGGCTCATCATCATCTCAAGAGTTTTCATATTCAACAAGTGATATTAGTATGAATGTATTACCTTCGATTACTTCTTGGATTGCTGGTACTATACCAAATCAAGGTTGGATTCTAAAACACGATTCGGTTAAAGAAAATGATACAGTTGATTATGGCCAATTAAAATTCTTTTCAAAAGAAACAAATACTATATACCAACCTAAGTTACGAATTGGTTGGGATGATTCATCATTTATAACTGGTTCTCTTAGTGCATTAACTGCCGATGATATTCATGTAACATTTAAAAGACTAAAAACAGTATATAAAAGAGGAAGTAAACCTACAATTAGAGTTTTTGGAAGAGAGAAATATCCTCTTAAAACCTACACCAACGAGTATGCTTATACTGATGTAAAGTATTTACCATCAACCACTTATTATCAAATTAAAGATATAGTAACAGGTGAAGTAGTAGTACCATTTAACGATAACTATACAAAGGTTAGTTGTGATGCAATCGGTAACTATTTTAAATTAAATTTAAATAACTTTGAATATAATAGAGATTACTATATTGAAATAAAAACTGTAAGAAGTGGAGTGGTAGAATATTTTAGTGATAAAGATTTAACATTTACAGTAGAAAAGTAAAGAGATGGCTTTAAAGGATAAATTTAGAATTGATGAACTTGTCAAAAAGGGTTCAAAGGCAGTTCGTAGAGATACGAAAGGACATATTCTTGTCAATAAAATAGATGGTAAAGAAATCAGACCTGATGAAAAGAAAAAAGAAGTTCCATTTGGAACTAAGCCGATAAAAAAATCCAAACCAATATCCCCTAAGTTAAAAGAAGAATTAAACGAACAGCAAATTCCTATAAAAGTAGAGCAAGAATCATATGGAGGAGAAACATCAGCTGATTTAGTAAAACCTAAATATAATGAAGAGGAATTAAAAAAGGCAATTGATGTAAAGGTAGATGAGTTAATAAAAAAACGTAAATTAAATAAAAAAGATTATATCTTAAAATCAAGATATGATAATTTACAAGAAAAATATGATGCAGCTCAAGATGAAATACGAGAATTAAATTTACAAATATCAACATTAGAATCTGAAATAGAAAGCCTTAAATCTCAATTAGATTTGGCATTAGAAGAATTGGATTCTGCGAAATTACAACAATCTGCGGCAGAAAATGAAGCAGCTCAAACAAATGCAAGATATTCAGATTTACTTGGAGATTTTTCAACTGCAATTATAAAAGGTACGAAAGAGGGTATTGAAAGAGTTTCTTTGGCTGCACAAGTTAGAGGTTTACAAGCTCAAAAATATACCTTGAAGGAATTACTTGAAGCTCAAAAAGGAATAGTAGAAAGTTTACAAGCGGCAGAAGCGGCTGAAGAGGCACAACAAGAAGAAACTGCTATATTACGTTCATTAAGTGGACCTCCTAATTCATATAAACAAGAAGGTGATTATGCGTGGAAGATACCAGAAAATAATGTTAGAGACCAAGAAAAACTTGATGACGGAAGAACATTCTACTTTAGGTCAAATAGAAAAAGTTGTGGTTGGGCGAATGGTAATGATTTAGAACTTTTCAACTTCAATGATGAAAAAGAAGTATCATATTCTTTTACTGTTGTAGCTGATGCCGGTGGACATGATGACCCATGGATTGGTTTTAGTAAAATGTCAGGAACAATACCAGCAAGAAGTGGTAGTACTCCTGGTAAAGTAACATTAACTGCAACTAAAGTTAGAAATGTATCTTCACCAAAAGGAAGAAGAAAAAAATTCAATGATAAAATTACTCTAAAGATAGATGGAACAACGTTTGATATGTTAGGAAGATTTTATAGAAAATTAAGAAGTGGTGGAAAAGGTAATTAATAAATTATGGCAATAAAAGATTTTAAAAATATTGTAGATAGGAAAGGATACTTAGTTGATTCCGAAGATAGAAAGGTATTTGAAAAAGAAATATCTAAATCTAACTTTGGGTTGGGGTGTGCTGATGTAATTGAATTTATACTATATGATATAAACAATAATCAATTGCCACAAGGTGATACTGGTAAGTTAGTAAGATACATATATTTAGATGATGAAAAATCAAAAGAATATTTTTTAACTTTACCAACTAATTCTTTTACTAAGAATACAAAAGATTCACAAGAATTCGTAGTTGACTTAGAAAGATTAATTAAAGATGCTGGATATTCAAATGGTAGTTTTAAAACACAAATAACTTTATTAAACAGAAGAGTTGGTACTGAGGAAGTTGAATCTAATAAAATGTGGATACATGAAATTTCACCATCGAGAACAGAAGTTAGAATTTTACCAATTAGAAGAGATTCATTAAATGAGGATTTAGAAAAAAGATATTCTATTTTTACCAATGAATCTTCATTTAGAGATGATGTAATTTATACTATACAAGAATATGTTGATTCATGTAGTGTAGAAAAAATAAAACAATATATTTTACTATCTAAAGGAAAAGAAACAGATGGTACAAAATATATTAACTTAATTAAGAAAGAATTTAAAATATCTAACTTTGATGAATTTGTATTAAAAGTAAAAGATAAATGGATTGAATCTCTTAAGTATTTTGTACAAGGATTAAATTGGAGTATTAGTTCAACTAACTATGGAAAGCCTTCTGAAGAAAAATTAGATTGTGTTGAATTATCAGTAGATGAAATAAAAAGAATTGCAGAAACTGCATTAATAAATTCTTTAGAATATTATTTACCAAAACGAGATATACAGAAAGATAATATTCTTTCTAAAGAAGAACAGATAACAATAGATGCTTTAAAAAATATATTAAAATCAAGTACATCTAATTCTATATATTCTGCAACAGAACCAGATTCAATTGATGCTGAAGTAAAAGGATGTACAGACCCATCTGCAGAAAACTTTAATCCATCTGCCAATACAGAAGATGGTTCATGTAGATATAAAGAAGAAGAGCCTGTTATATTAGGATGTACAGACCCATCTGCAATAAATTATAATAGTCTGGCTACCGAAAGTGATGGTAGTTGTAGATATGAAGAAATTATTCAGAGTGTAACTAAAACTTATTATGTTTGGTCTTCTACCGCTAGTATAAAGTGGAAATTAAATGGAGTAAGTGCAGGTACACAATCAGGAGTAGAATTTGATTCATTTGAAATTACACACGATGTAGGACAAATAAAATTTGGACTAAATGATGATGTTAGAGAAGTTCCAAAAATAAGAGAAATAGATACTTCTCCTTCTTTAGTAGAATATAGTATAACCAATATAAGTAATTCAGGAGAAAGTTCATTTATCAGACCTAACCTCATAGAGAATCAATCTTTTAGAGGACAGGGTTCTTCAGAATATGGATATACTAGTTTGATATCAAATTTTGAACTAGCATCTGGTCGAGGAGGAACAGGCCAAACAATAACTTCAACATATAAAAATCAAGTAGGACAACTTGTACAGTTTCCTGCACTTTTACCTGGCGATAGTATTATAGTTTGTGCTCAAGAAGGAACAGTAACACAAATATCAGGATTAAAAATAACAAGAAGGGGTGTATGTGGAAGTACATCATCACCTAATACAACATCAACTAATACCACTAATAGTAGTGGAGGTGGAGGTGGTGGTAGAAATATACCAACTCCTGGTCAAGATGATGTAGTAATAGATAGAGAAAATTTAAACATAGAACAATACAGATAAAAAGTAGGGTAGGATATTTATAAACATGGCGATTAAAAGGAAAATATTTCAGTTCGATGAACAATATAATCCAAATTCAGATTTAGGATTTGGAGGACAAAATGATATTGTCGATGATGTTCTGTCTGATAATTTAGATTCTGGTGGAGGTGGTGGAGTAGGTTCTCCTACTAAAGATATTCCTATTATTAGTGGGTGTATGGATAGAACTGCGATTAACTACAATCCACGAGCAACTACTGCTAATAATTCTGTATGTAAATATGAACCGCCAATAAAAACCCAAAATGCAACTATATTATTAAGTACATCTTCTAATAAAAAAGGATTTGATGTTCTTTTTAATTCAAAAAATACAGAATTTAATTCTTCATCTAAAAAAATATCCTTAAATGCAAAAGAATGTATTAAACCAGTAATAGTTACTGTAAAAAGAGGTGAACAAATATCAGATGATTCATATAGAATTACTTCTAAATTAAATAGTATAGTTAAAGAAATAAAACCACTAGTACCTGAAGATGTTCAACTAGACTATGTTCCTATTACTAAAGATTATTTAAAGTTTGACCAAATAAAACCACAATTTAATACTAATTTTAGATTTGATGGGCGTGAAGAACTTGCAGTTAGAGGAGATGATTTATTTCTTGGATTTACAAAACCATTTATAAAACCACAACCAAAACCACTACCAAGATTTTCATTTGGTAGTACTAAGTTTAGTTTTTACGAATTTTTAATAGAAAAAAGAATAGATGGTAGGTGGGTTGAACAACCATCAACCAAACCAGTTGAAAATCTAGTTGTTTCACAAAAAGTATTTGCTGCTAATTTAGATTTTCAATTTAAAAATGTAGTTGTAATACCTGACCCAACACCTATTGATATAGAAATGGAAGCAGATATTGCATTCAATGGTCTTGTTGGTTTTAGAACCTCTTGGGGAACTGAAGGTCTTCTTGAAGAAGATGATTTACTAAAATTAAGACAACCTGGTACTGATGGGTTTGAAAATGCAACTTCTTATATTGAATTATTTCATAAAGGAGATGTAACAAAACATAGAATATCATATACTATAACTTATCCTGATAGAAAAGACGCTAGAACTTTAACAACATACGATACTAAGATACCACTAACTTCTGGTTTAACTAAAGTATTTATAGAATCAAAACCAATCGTAGATGTAGCTCAAGATGGTACTCCACTTATTAAAGTTGATTTAACTAATCTTAAATATAATATTGCGGCTGGTATTAGCTTAAAAGTTCCATACTCAACGGCATATGCTGATTATGTTGGATTTACTTTAGGAAAAACAGAAAGAAGAATCGATAAATCAGGTTCGGTTGTTTTAAATAAAGAAGATTTTATAAATGGATTGGGATTATATGAACTATATCTACAACCTATATCTGAAAAGGGTGGAACTGGTGAATATGCTAAAATTACAATAAATGTATTTAGTGAAGAAGTATTAGAAGGACCAGATATTACAAATATTAACTACCCACAAAATATAAAGGGAGCTGATTTTAAAGAATATGATGTTCCTTTCAAAATATCTTGGCAATCAGTAAACACTAACTTTGTTAAGATTTATATTGATAAAAAAGAAGATTCAAACTTATTAGGACAATTTGAACCATCAGGAATAGCAGAGTTTAAGGTAGGTGATGTATTAAATAAATTAAAAAATAAACCACAAGAGAATATAGATAAAGTACAATTCAGTTTAGTACTTATTCCAACTAACCTTGAAGGTAATGAAGTAACAGAAGGTAAGTATGAAAAAATAAATATTACTTTTGATAAAGGAGACTTAAAACTTAGAAGAGGTACATTGATTGCTGATTTAAGAAAAGCCTTTTTAGCTGATGTAGATGTTGATTCCCTTAAATCAGATGAATCTAAATTCTTAACTCATTACTTACATTTAGGAAATGGTAATAATGAACTAGTTTCAACTTGGGGAATTGATGAAGAAACTTTTTCTAAATACGAATATCAGGAAGATATTAATAAAGATGTTAAGGTATCAACAGAAAAAACAGTAGTATTAAAATTATATGAACCATTAGATAAAACAGTTAATGTAAATGATTCTATTTGGCTTTCTAAAATACAATCTATACCAATTATAGACCAGATTACTATTGTAGATAATTCTATACAAGTATGTAATCCACTTACTCCTAATTTTGATTTAGATGTAAGTGATGATATTGGATATCAAATTCTTGATGATTTAATTACAAGTGGTTCAACTACATCTAGTGATTTGGTTAATCAATTTGTATCTTCTTCTAACTTTACACAAGATAAACTTGATATTTCATTTGTATCTAGTTCAACAGACCTTTTTGAAGAGTACTCTGGTTCAGGAAATATAATCAAAGAAACAGGAATACAAGAATATAATTGGAAAGATTTTGTAAAATACTCATCTGCTGAGGAAAGAGTAGAAAACTTTGTTTATAAAGTAAAATTAATTCAAAATTATGAATATAGATATAATCAACTAACATCAGGTTCAGGTATTGCAGGATGGACAGGTTCGTTATCTGTATTAAATGAAGCAAATTCTCAATTAAATAAAATAAATGAAACAAAAAGAGGATTTGATTCATTTGAAAAATTCTTATTCACTTCATCATCTGAGTTTACAACAAATGATGCAAATTCATGGACATATCCTTTTAATGTAAATGGAACTGCAATAACATCTAGTGATGCTATAGTAACAAGTTGGTACGATAGTGCGGTTATTAGTGCACATGAATTTGATAAACAGAATACATCACGATTGAGTTATAACCTACCTGCTCATGTTACTGATGATTTTAAAAATAGTGAATATGTTCTTTTCTTTGATATGATTGGACAACACTTTGATACAATATGGACTTATATCAGAGGAGTATCTCAATCTAAAAAAACAGAACACAAAAAAGAAATTGGTATATCAAGTGAACTTGTATATCATATGTTGGAATCTCTTGGTTGGGATGCTGATATGGGAGTACAATCACAATTCTTGTGGGAATATGCATTTGGTAAACATTCAGATGGTACAACAGTATCATCAATGAGTGGTAAGGATAGACAAAATGAAGTATGGAGAAGATTACTAAATAACTTACCTTACTTATATAAAAATAAAGGTACTAAAAGAGCTGTACATGCTGCATTAAGTTGTTATGGAGTACCAGCATCCTTATTAACAATAATGGAATTTGGTGGGCCAAAAGACCCAACTCAAAGTGGTACAAGTAAATTTACATTTGAAGATAGAACGGCATCAATAAACTTAAGTGGAGCAGCTGCTATAACTGTACCATGGAAACAATATAGTGGTAATTCACAATTTCCAAATACAGTAGAATTTAGAATTAGTACAACAACAAAACAAAACCAGCAAATAATAAGTGGTTCACAATGGTCAGTTAATATTCTTAAAGATACTGGTTCACTTGCCAAAGCACAACTTATTGTGGGTAGTGCTTCTAGTTCTACTGATACATTCCCATTATTCAATGGAGATTATGTAAACCTTGCAATAACAAGAACATCTGGTAGTACTGGGGGAGATTCATTTAACTTATATGTTAAAGAAGGATTCCAAGAAAGATTGAGAACAGATTTAAGTACAACACTTAACTCTACAAAAGCGTGGACAAGTGGTAGTGAAATAAAAATTGGTTCAACTTCTTTTAATGGCAACTTTGATGAATTTAGATTATGGAAAACTCCATTATCTTCATCGAGAATTGATAATCATGCTTTATTACCTGATGCAATTGATGGTAATCATGTATCATCATCTACTGAAGATTTGATATTTAGAAATGATTTTGAATATCCAAAAAACAGACACACAAGTGGAGATGTTGATATAAAAAATGTTTCTTTAATAAGAACATATGCAACATCATCGGTTGCAAGTGGATTTACTAATCAAGCATCGTATCCTTATCAATACACTCCATATGATAGAGATGTAACCGCTACTGTTCCATCAAGTGGATTTAGTGTTGGAAATAAAGTTAGATTTGAAACACAAACATTAGTATCTGATTTAAATTACAAAACTAGAGCAACTAAGAAATCATTTGACCAAGCACCAATAGATTCAAATAAACTAGGATTCTTCTTTTCTCCAACAAAAGAAATAAATATGGATATATTGCGTTCACTTGGTGATTTCAATATTGATAACTATATTGGAGACCCACGAGATGAATACTTGGGTGAATATAAAAAATTAAAAGATTTAAGAAATTATTATTTTGATAGATACTCACTAAACATTTATGAGTATATACAACTTGTAAGATATATTGATAAATCATTATTCGATGTATTGGAATCATTAGTACCTGCTAGAGCCAAAGTTTCTAGTGGATTATTAATAGAACCACATATTCTTGAAAGAAGTAAAACACAATGGAAAAAACCAAGTGGTGATGAAAATTATCATGAAACTTCTATTAAAATAAAAGATGATGTAAAAATAGGAGGAACTAATCCACAATATTCTGCGAGTTTAGATGTAGATGAAGATGTAAATTTATATGGAACTAATCCACAATATTCAGGTAGTATAAATGCAGAAAATGATTTAAATTTAGTAGCAGAAAATCAAGGATTAACTGGTGTATATTCATTTACCGATGATGGAGAACAAAAAGGATTTATGACAATAAATTCAGGTTCTACTATGGGAGGAATTGAAATAAACATTAATGCACAGATAACAGGCTCAGTACAAGGACAGTATGATTCAACGGCTTATCAACAAATTGGAATGGAAATGGATTCACTATCTGTTGCTGGATTTGGTTTATTTGGAGATGGTTCTGTTTCTATTCGTTCACGATTAGTAAATGGTAATATTATAAAAGATAGAGTTAAAGTACATTTATTAAAAGAACAATATAGTATTGATATACCAGAAAATATAGATTCAAATGATTCTTCAAAAGGAAGACAATTTGTATCAACAACACAACATAGATATAAAGTAAATATTTTACCATTTACTGGTTCTGATGGAAATGAATCATCAGACCCAACTGTAAGTGGAGATGTGGTAGCAGTTACTCCATTAAATGGATATTTCCCAACACATTATAGAAACACAGGAGATTTGACAAGTGGTATGGAAAATTCATTTTTTAATGGTTCAAAACAAACAAGTGCAACTACAATAGATGGTGGTTCACCTGTTGTTTCATTTACAACTAATCCGAATACATTAAAAGTTTCTGATAGTGGAAGAGGAAGTGGAGAACCAATATTAGAAGTAGAATAACCGATTTTATAATTTAGTTATATTTATATATTGAATAACAACATTACAACAACAAGGAATTTAAATTATGGCTTATTTAGATAATACCGAAATCACAGTAGATGCTATTCTTACAAAGAAGGGTAGGGAGAAATTAGCAGCTGGACAAGGTTTAAACATTACCAAGTTCGCATTAGGCGATGACGAGGTAGATTATACCCTTTATGAACCAGCACATCCAAAAGGTAGTGCTTATTATGATTCGGCAATTAAAGCAATTCCGATTACTGAAGCATCACCAGATGAAACACAAGTACTAAGATATAAATTAGTAACTTTACCAAAAGGAACAACTAAAATTCCTAAAGTAGAATTTGGTATCCCTTCAATATCAGTAAACCAAGAAAGTGGACAGGTTTCAC